TAACATCTTCTACAAAAATCTTCAATTAATTCATCTGTCCAAAGTTCACTTTCGTTAGCCCATTCAACAAATAACTTAGCATCTTCATAAGTTTCTCCATACTTAGCTAATAATTTTAATTTGGATTTATACTCCAAATATTCTATTTTATTTGGAATATTAAATGATTTTAAAAAATCATTAAAAGAGCTGTGAACCATTTATCCTTTTCAATTCTATATTTGCATCATCATATTTTTTTAAAAACGAGATTAAAATCATCTGGTTCTAGATAATTGTCTTCATCCACTGGTTTCATATTAATTTATTTTATATCTTCTATCAACATGTCTGATTTTTTGCTCATCGTGGTCATGAATATAAACTTCTTTGATTGGGCCGTCAATGTTCTTGTCCCAATAATCAAGAAATCGAGAGATTCGAGGATATTCTGGTAGTTGGTCTTCTGTTTGCCACATGAATTCATTAACAAGATTTAAATAATCGGGAATATAATATACCACTTGAACAGTGGCGCAAGTCCATTTTTTAACTATATAAGTCAAAATTTAATATCTTAGTTACTTTATATCTCACGTTTTATAATCCATCTGTTTTAATTTGAACATGATAATCTTGGTCACCTAATACTTTAGCGTGTAGTCTACGATTTTGGGTACTTGGCCTTTACTGGTTGTATCATATCTTCTTTCCATTTATCTATACCATTATGAAAAATGTAGTCTAGCTGGTCTTCTATAGTTGGATATTCCGTTTTTCTAAAAGCACCATAGCTTTCAGCTTCCCAAACTGCTAAATCTTCTTCACTCTTAATATCTTCATATTTCATCGGCATTTTATACTCCTTTATTATGCGGTATATCTTATTACTACTATACCTGAACCGCCTGCGAAACCAAGACGATTGCCGCCACCTCCGCCTCCGCCTCCACCAGAGTTTGTTGTTCCTGCTGTTGCCTGTGGCCCAGTCTTAGAACCACCTTGTCCTCCACCGCCATCCCCACCGGCTGCTGAGACTTGAGAACCACCATTATCTGTTCCACCTCCACCGCCTCCAGCATAGGTTACGTTTGATCCTGTTCTATAATCATTAGTTGCACCATCTCCACCTTGTCTTGCTCCATCAGTGCCGCCTGCTTCGCCAGCGCCACCACCACCGCCACTTGATGCGCCTGCTCCAGTTTCGCCGTTATATCCTTGTGTTCCCTCATGTCCATTACTCGCCCCAAACGCTGGACCGAACTTACCAGATCCACCTCCTCCACCGCCACTACCACCAAATCCGCCTCCGCCTATGGCACCCATGCTGTTTGCTAGGTAACCCCAGCTACTTTCAGAACCACCACCACCACCACCTTTTGCAATAATAGTGCTGAACATACTATCTTCACCTGTCCCTCCTGGAAGACAACCAGCATCCCAAGAACCTCCCCAGTTTCCTCCGTCTCCACCATTGCCAACAATCACTTGATAACGACCGGCAGGAACAACAAAACTTGTAGAAGTTACGAAACCTCCGGCACCACCACCTCCACCACAATGAGCAGAACCGCCTGCGCCTCCTCCTCCGCCTCCGCCACCGGCGACAACGAGAACATCACAAGTTAAATCAGTACCAGCAACAAAATAACCAGTAGCAAGAAAAGTATGAGATTTATAACTACCATGAGTAGTCACAGTTCCTCCACTTGTAGGTCCATCGGAGATAGTATCCCAAGTAGTTCCATTATATTGCATTAAAGCATTCTTAGTTGAATCATAAAATATTGCGCCTTCAACACCAGTAGGTGCATTGGCTGTGGTGGTAGCTATGAGTTTTATCATAGTAGCATTTTCTATAGTTGCCCCGCTTGTGGCGCTCGTTAGCAATGCTCCACCGGCTTGATCCTGGATAATTACTTTATTCCCCGATCCCGCTATTGGTTTTATTATTAAATCACTCATTTTTTCCCTGTAGAACCAAACCCACCAGTTCTCTCTGTTTTCTGGCCGGGTCTTTCCGTTATCTCTTCAATTATACAAGTTTGATTTTTGAAGAGTTCTCCTTGACATATTCTTTCGTTATGATTAATGTATTTTACATATCCACTCACATTCATTACCATTGCGAATACTGGTTCCACATAATCAGAATCTATAATCCCCACATTATTTGCAAGTGTCAAACCTTGTTTCAATGCAAGACTTGACCTTGGATATAAACGAATTGAATACCCCACTGGTATGTCAAATATCAAACCAGTTGGCACAAGAACTCGTTCATTGGGATTAATAGGTATTCTTTCTTGCCTTACTTCTCTTTTAACTGTTTCTGTTTCTTCAAAATTAACGCTGCGATATACTTTAACTGTCGATTCTACTGGCAAAAAAGAATACAAATCAAAACATGCCGAACCTCTGGTGGCACGTAAGGGGTCATTAACTTCTGAATGTAACTTAAAATAACGCAAATCGTTACTCATCGACAACATCAGTTTCCCTTTTGTTTCCTATGTTATATTTAGGAGTCAGTTCCCATTCATCCTTTTCTTTGAAAGACAAAATTTTGAGTTGGCTCAATGGGACAGTGAGGTCACTTGACATATCCACATCAACCAATGAAATAAGTTCCCACTCTGCTAAAAGATTTGCTATGGTGTTTCTACGGGCTTTATCGTTTTCGGAAAAGTTTGATGCTTTTCCATCCAACGCAAATAATTCTTTAAAATGAACTATGTAGTATCTGCCTTGTTTGTGTAAAATATGACATGATTGAAACAGTACCTTTTCTTTACGGGAAGCGATTCCTATTCGTGTAAGAGTTTCACGAACTTTTAGAAAATCATCCGCTTCTTTTAATCTCACCTCAATCATGGATTCAATAATATTTTCATTCATATTATCCTTTCAATCCACCTTTATCAATATGTTTTTTTATCATATCCAGTTGCGAATCATTGAGAAGTGTAACATAATCTCTCGCTTTCGCATAACTGCATTTGTAATAATTCTTAATCAATTCAAGAACTTCATTATTCTCTCTTTTCAACCATTTACTATACCGTTTCTTTGGTCTAATAGTATTTAGAAAAAAATCAAATTGAAGTTTTGAATCGAGGTGGTTGAACTGATTCATATAATTTGCATAAAGAATCATATCATGACTGAAACTTAATGCACGATTTACGATGAAAGGTTTATATTCCTTTTCAAGTTCAGGATTCTCATCCATGAGATTTTTCTTACCATGTTCAATCTGTTTTGTAAAATCAAAAGGGCTCATGACAGAAACTCCGTAAGGGTTGACCTCACTTTGGTTTTATTCAATTCACTATGAAACTCTTCGTGTTCTTTCAATGAATATTTAGAACTATCAAACCCTTCTAAATATTTTTCCATTTTAGACTTGATAGTTTCATTTGGAATGAATATCTTGGTATGGCGTGATGTGGGGTCATCTTTCAATCCAAATTGAAGAACCCATCGGCGAATTGTTTCCCAAGAATTGCCACCTTGACCATCTACCATAATCGGGTGTGTTTGATACAAGAAATCTTTCTTATATTCCAAACCATTGAGAATGAAATGCAACCAAGGTTTACAAAAAGAACCTTCTTTGTTTTTCTTGGTGTGTTGCCAACTACTCATCATGGCCTGAACCAAATTGTCCCGAAATACACTATCATGTTTTGGTATTTGATGGGAAAAATCATTTGGCATATTTTGGATCATTCTTTGAAATTCATCCTTTGTCTTGAAATAAAAAGGATAATTGTCTCCAAGAACCTCTCTCATCATAGGAGAGTCATATACCAATGTTGGTGTTCCCACTTGTATTGGGTCTTGCACTGAAAGATTCCAAGTTGCATACCCCTTAATCCATGCAACCGATGCATAAGAACCACGTAAAAAATCAGAATATAATTCCAATGAACCAAGACGAGATTTGGGAATTCCTTCGTATGCATATTTGAACCTACCTGGCTCGTATACCGAATCCTCTTGATTTTCCTCAAGTTCTTCTAATCCAGATGTTTCAACTGGTGAATACCCCGACAACGGTTTTTTGACCTTTTCATCGGTAACCAAAACTTGATATTCTTCTGGTAACCCTTCCATCATCTTGTGGAGTTGTCTCGCTCCAGTTGTTTCATTCCATCTATGATTGAACGCAATGATTTTTGGTCCAGTTGGTGGACTCCAATATTCACCATTCGTTTGAGGAAGTGGTTTTGCTTTGAGTGGCATTTTTATAATCTTATCCATCAATACTTTTTCATCTGGAATGAGAACATGGGGTTTCTTTCCAAAATTGGATAGAATATACCCTGCACTAGCATCAGAATGAAAAAATATTTTACTACAACGGTCAATGGCTTCAAATTGACGAAAAAAGGTTGGTGGAAATGCTGGTGCTGGACTTGATGCATTACAATCAACCCAATGAAAAAACGAGAATGCATCTGTATTATTCATTCCATAACGAAGCGACAACAAATTCCAAAGAACATTCGTAAGAATTTCTGGTTGATGTGTAAACACAAAATCAATATCAATTGAAGATGTTTCCAGTGTAACGAACTCGCCAGGACGAAATTCTACTTTTTGTCTTCCCGAAAAGATACGACAAAAGGTTTTACCATCAAAATTAGCACGATTCTGC